GCCGTATCCGCGGCGGAGGTCACGCACACGGCCATCACCAACGGGTACAGCTTTACCTACACCCCTGCGGCGGCGCTGGGGGACGGCGCGCACACGGTTTCCGTCGAAGCTGCCGACAACGACGGCAACGCAGCGGCGGCGAAGAGCACGGCCTTCACGGTGGACACCGTCCCGCCGGCGCTGAACGTCACCTCTCCCGCCGAGGGGCTGATCACCGCAGCGCCTGCGCTCACCGTGTCCGGCACGACCAACGACGCGACCAGCTCGCCCGTCACCATCACGATCACCCTCAACAGCGTCGATCAGGGCGACGTGACCGTGCAGGCGAACGGCGCGTTCTCCAAGTCGGTCGCGCTTTCCGAGGGCGCGAACACCATCGTCGTCACGGCGGCCGACGCGGCGGGCAAGCTGTCGACGGTCACGCGGAACGTCACGCTGGATACCTCGGTGCCGCAGATCGTTTCGGCGTCTGTCGTCCCCAACCCCGCAGACGCCGGCGCCACCGTCACTATCACGGTTGTGGTAAGTAGTTCGCGCAGAGCGCGAACTACCCAAGTTTGCCTTTCAGGCAAACTTGTATGCGGCCAATCGGATGAACTTGTACCATAGTTCGCGCAGAGCGCGAACTACGCAAGTTCGGGCTTTGCCCGAACTACTGGCGCTTGGCGCGAACTGCTCAAGTTCGGACGCAGTCCGAACTTGTATATGCCGCTTCGGCTGAATCCGAACCTTCCACGATGAAAAAGCCCCCGCATTTCTGCGGGGGCTGCGGAAAGCATCGATTCACACAAACGATCAGCGGGAGAGCTTGTAAATCATATATTGATTCAAGCTTACACCTTCGATGGCGGCGGCGTCCTTGAGCGCTTTGTGGAGGCTTCGCGGGATGCGAAGCACCAGTCTGCCGCTGTAATCCTCCAATTCGCGTTTCAAATCGTTTAGGTTAACAAGCGTTCCGTCGTCTTCGGCGGCCGCTTCCGCAAGCATTTCCTTGTCCAGCTCGTCGGGCGCTTCGACGGGGATGCGCTTGAGCTTTTCGTAAAATTCGTTTGATGTCATTAGCTGTACCTCCTGTACTTGATGTTGGTTCGGGTGTTAATTGTTTCCACGATGATAATATCACCGCCGGAATACGAAAATATAATTCGGTAATGTGCGAGTTTGTATCTATACAGCTTCTCCTTCGGGTTGATACATACAATGTCGCCTTCCAAACATTTTATTTTATCCAATGCTTTGAGCAGCTTCTGCTTTGTTGGCTCATCAACACTTGCAAGATACTTTGCGGGCTGCTTTTTGAGCTTGATTTCCAATCCGTTCCCTCCTTACAATAATATAATATCATATATAGTACTATTTGTCAAGGGCGAAATTGAAAAATTTGAGAAAGAAAGGAGTGCTGCTATGTCAGTGACACGCACGCTGTCGGTCAGGCTGCAAAGCGACGTGGTATACGTTACGGGGACAGTAAACGACGTACCGACAACGTGGACGCAGCAGGAAAACAACGCGTGGGCAACGACTGCGGACAGGGCGGCCGACGACGTCTACCGCGTCGATTTGGAGCTGATCAACAGCGCCGGGCGGACGTACACGGCTGCGTTCACACTCTACTACGGGCTGCTCAACCTCATCACCGACCGCACGCAGGCCGACGTTGACTTCGTCAGGCAGCTCGCGGCAAAGGGCTGGGCGGCGATGACCGCGGAAGAGCGCGCGGCGTGGAACGGCGGGCTGAAGGGCGCGTACAACGCCTCCGACCTCAACCGCGTCGGAAGCGCCGTCGAGTATGTGACAAACCGGCTGCGCGAGGCCGGATATATCGTCACCGTGCATCCGCGTACCGGCTGGACGGAGGAGGAGCTGCCGATTGCGCAAAGCATGTATGCCTATCTGTCCGACGTGAAAGTCATCCGCGGCGTACTGCCGCTGCCCGAGCTTCCGACGCTCCCCGAGGATATGTCACGCCTGACCTACATCGGCGCCAACGCAATCGAGCAGGTGCTCCTTGACGTCAACGCCGCGCTCGACCGCATCCGCGCGGGCGCGTACTATGCGGGTGAGCTTTATGCAAACGGTCAGTAGTTCGGACTGCGTTCGAACTACCCAAGTTCACGCTTCGCGCGAACTTAAATTTGTGCGAAGCGTGAACTTGAATTTGCGCGAACTCTAATAATGGGTAGGACTTCGTTTGAAAAGAAGTCCCGGCTTCGTTTCAAACATAGTCCCAGCTTCGTTTGAAACGAGGTCCCAACTTCGTCCCGAATGAATCCCCCGCTTCGTCCCGAACAAATCCCTGACTCCGTTCCGAATGAATCCTTGGCTTCAGCCCGAACGAAGTCCCGGGCAATGCCCCAACAGAAGACAAGCAAACATCACAGAAAGGAAGTAGAATTATGCAGGATAGAATTTCCGCCTACCCGGGGCGGGTAAAATTGACGCCTGTCGCGGGACAGGCCGACACCTACGACCTCACGCGCGCCGACCAGCCGACGCAGGAGGGCACGCCGCTGAATAAGGCGGCGCCGCTTTCCGACACGACGGTCAACGCGCTGAAATCCGGCTATTCCGATTGGCCGGACAACGCGGACACGGTCACGCCGGACGACGCGCTGGCACGCATTATGTGGCTGAAGGGGCAGGTCGGCGGCTTTGCGTCGCTGGACGCGATGGGGAAGCTGACGGAAACACAAATTCCAGACGATCTGGTTCCGCTCCCGTGCACGGCGGCGACGGTAACGGACACAGGGACGTATGACTTGGACCTAACGGAAAGCAACTATCTGCTCGACTTGTCTATGCAAGGGTTTTCTCTGCAGTTCGACCTCAATCTGAACGCGCTGCCGTCAACGATGCATCCGTCCGGCATGCTCGTTTTGGACGGAGACGTTACACAGCCGACGTACATATACAACAATACAGGCAAGACGATCACCGCGTCGGGGGTCGCATCCGTATCCGGCACGACGATCACGCTGCAGAATCTCTCCTCCGCACATTCGGCGACGGTCATACGCTTTTACCCGGCTGCGGACGGCTCCTTTTTGATGGTCGCAGCTCCCGTCCTCAACGCCGCGGGCAAGCTGCCCGCGAACATCGTGGCGAGGAAATCGGTTAGTACCTCGGGTACGTCGTTGAATCTGGAGACGACGGACTACGCGTTCAACGCCACGAGCAAAACGGCGACAATCACGGCTCTGCCGTCATCGGGCGTGTCCAACGCCATATATTTCTACGGCTCGGCCTGGGCCACCGGCGAGGCGATGAGCGCCGGCGACGTCATCAAGCTGACCAACAGCAGCGGCAAGACGATCCAGCTTTCCACGGCGCAGACCGATATGACGTACAGCGGCAATGTGCTGACCATAACGCCGCATGGCTACAGGGACGAAAACTGCATCGGAATCTGTCTGCGCTTTGTGCGCGCCGGCTCTTACAGCCGTCCGTTCATTACGAAGTTATACCAGTGATCCATCGGCAGGAGGTGAGAGATATTGTACATCGACATCGCGCAGCTTGCGGCGTTTTTGGGTGTGCCGACGGCGGTGACGGGGCTGTTTTTCTGGCTGCTGAAGCGCCGCATCGACAAGCGCGAGGACGAACGCGCCGAGATCGAAAGGGCGCGGAAGGAGTTAGACGTCGCGCTCATCAAGGGCGTGAACGCCGCCATTGCACTCGGAGAGGCGACCGCCAAAGCCGTCCAGCGCATCCCGGACGCCCACTGCAATGGAGTTCGTCCTTTGGACGAACTCCGCGACATGTCCGAAGCGCTCCATTACGCCTCCGAGGTCAAGCACAGTCAGAAGGATTTTCTGATGAAGCAGGGCGTCGAGCATTTGCATGATAATAAATAGGAGGTGCTCGCAATGCTGAGAATCGTACCCGTTTCCTTGAAAACGGCAAACGCATATGTAGCGAAGCAGCACCGTCACCACAAGCCCGTGACCGGGCACAAGTTTTCCATCGGCTGCACAAACGCTCAGGATGTGCTTGTAGGCGTCGCGATTGTGGGGCGGCCTGTCAGCCGCTATCTTGACGACGGGCAAACCCTTGCGGTCAACCGTCTATGCACTGACGGAACAAAAAACGCCTGCAGTATGCTGTACGCCGCAGCATGGCGGGCAGCGCAGGCTATGGGCTATCGCAAAATCATTACATATATCCTTGATACCGAAAGCGGCACAAGCCTGCGCGCCGCAGGCTGGAGCTGTGCCGGGCTTGTGGGCGGCAAGCGCTGGACGGGCAGTCGTCGTCCTGTTACCGACCTCTACCCGGCACAGATGAAATACCGTTATGAAAAAAGCGCTCATTAAAGGATGCGCAAAGCAATAAGTACAAAAAGGAGGAGTACACACAATGGACTTTTACGGAATCACATCGGTGGCGGCGATCACGGTCATCTGCGCGCTGGCGGCGCAGGCGGTCAAGGCGACGCCGATGGACAACAAATGGCTGCCGGTCATCTGCGGCGTGTTAGGCGGGGTATTGGGCGTCGTGAGCGCCTACGTCATCCCCGATTTCCCCGCATCCGACCCCATCACCGCCGTCGCCGTCGGCATCGTTTCCGGCCTCGCCGCCACCGGCGCCCATCAGGCCGTCAAGCAGCTTTCCGGCAAAACCGATTCCGACAACGATACGGAGGACGATGCGAACAACGAAACGGAGGACAGGTAGATAATGGATGTTGAATGCTCTGTCAGCTTCGGAGACTGTTATGTAACGTTGGAGTTGAGCGAAGTCGGCAAGGACGAAACCGAAAAGGCTTATGCCTTGTACTTAATCGATGCCTTTTATGAAAACGTGCTGCATATGGACAAACCTCATAGAAAAGCAGAGGACAAGTAGGACAAAACAGAAAACCC